GGGAACTGATGTTGCAGCATCAGAACGCAGTAGAAAGTGGCTTTTTGCGTTCCAGTACCGATTGCTGATGGCGAAACAATGAACCCTGTTACGGTTGCTATCGAGAAAAGTGATGCGCTTACTGACAAGCCAGCGCGAGAACTTGCAGGCGGTATCTCAGGAACAGAGCAGAACGGTGATGTGACGATTAGCCCAACGATACGGGCGCTCTGGAAATGGAAGCCTGACCTTATGGGTGCAGTAGTCGAAAGATGGCTGAAGTCGGGGATATCACCCGCTTGGCTTGTCCAATGGAGAATCAATGCGTAAATCCAAATACAGCGACAACAAACAAGAGATTTGCGTCAAAGTGCTGGAAGGCATGAGAGGCGGCAAAAGCACGTTTAAGTCATGCGAAGCGGCTGGAGTAAGTCACAGCACTTTCATCGGATGGGTTGGAGAAGATGCTGAACTTTCCGACAGTTATGCGCGCGCGCGAGAAGATTTACTCGAACGCATGGCTCAAGAAGTGCTTGATCTGAGCGACAAGGAAGTCCCCGAGACTGGTGACGGCAGGAAGGATTGGCAAGCCATCCAGAAGCATAAATTGCAGGTTGATACGCGCAAATGGCTGCTGTCCAAGCTGGCCCCGAGGAAATACGGTGAAAAGCTGGAAGTATCTGGAGACCCGGCAAACCCCCTTGTGCAGCGCATCGAGCGCATAGTGGTTAAATCTTGACTACTCTCCAACTCCAAACGCCTGAATGGGCATTGCCACTGCTGGACGCCAGCCGCTACAAAGGCGCATGGGGTGGTCGTGGATCTGGCAAATCGCACATGATGGCCGAATTGATGATTGAGGCGCACATCATTGACCAGAAGCGGCGAAGCGTTTGCGTGCGAGAGATTCAGAAATCGCTGAACCAGTCCGTCAAGCGGCTGCTAGAGACAAAGATCGAGGCAATGAACGCTGGCGCCTACTTTGAAGTGCAGGATGCCGTTATAAAGGCCAGAAAGGCCGATGGCGCGATTATTTTCCAAGGGATGCAGAATCACACTGCCGACAGCATTAAGTCGCTTGAGGGCTACGATTGTGCCTGGGTGGAGGAAGCACAGAGCCTGTCTCAGACCAGCCTAGACTTGCTGCGTCCAACCATCCGCAAGCCAAACAGTGAGTTGTGGTTTACATGGAATCCGCGCCAGAACAGCGACCCTGTAGATTTCCTCCTGCGTGGGCCAGAGCCGCCAGCAAGCGCCGCAGTAATCAAAGTCAACTTTGGTGACAATCCTTGGTTTCCGCAAGTCCTAAAAGACGAAATGGAGTACGACAAGCGGCGTGACCCGGATAAGTACCAGCATGTTTGGATGGGTCAGTACCTGCGAAACAGCAACAGCAGAGTGTTCCGGAACTGGAAGATTGACGACTTTGAATCACCACCAGAAGCCATGCATCGGCTCGGTGCTGATTGGGGTTTTGCGGTGGACCCGACTGTATTGGTGCGCTGCCACATAGTCGGCAGAACTCTTTACATTGACTATGAAGCCTACATGGTGGGGTGCGAGATTGTGAACACGCCTGAACTATTCATGCAAGTTCCAGAGTCTGAGAAGTGGCCGATCGTGGCTGATTCAGCCCGGCCAGAGACCATATCGCACATGAAGCGCAACGGCTTTCCAAAGATTATGACAGCGGTCAAAGGGCCAAAGTCGGTGGAGGAAGGCGTTGAGTTCCTAAAGAATTACGACATTGTTGTCCATCCTCGCTGCATCCACACCATCGACGAACTGAGCCTGTACAGCTACAAATCAGACCCACTTACCGGGAGAATCTTGCCTGTACTGGAGGACAAAAAGAATCACGTTATTGATGCTTTGCGGTATGCGTGCGAGGGAATCAGGAGGGCCGCGGTCACAAAGGCGGCTATATTCACGCCATTGCCTAACGTCAAACGCTGGTAAATAATCGCCCAAAGGATAAATATGGCACGAATTCCCAACGACCAACGCCTTGCTAATCTGCACTCTGATGCGCTGCGCCAGTTCAACGACATCCAGACCGCATTGCGTGATGAGCGCTTGCAATGCCTGCAAGACCGTCGTTTTTACTCACTTTGCGGTGCTCAGTGGGAAGGCCCACTCTATGACCAGTATGAAAACAAACCCAAGTTTGAGGTCAATAAGATCATGCTGGCGGTTATCAGGATCGTCAATGAGTACCGCAATAACAGGATCACTGTTGACTATGTGAGCAAGGACGGGTCAGAGAACGACAAGTTGGCCGAGGTCTGCGATGGCTTGTACCGTGCTGATGAACAAGCCTCAGTCGCTGATGAAGCCTACGACAACGCCTTTGAAGAAGCAGTGGGTGGTGGAATTGGAGCATGGCGCCTGCGGACAGTCTACGAGGACGAAGAAGATGATGAGGACGATCGCCAGCGCATCCGCTTTGAGCCAATCTACGATGCCGACAGCAGTGTATTTTTCGACCTGAACGCCAAGCGCCAGGACAAATCAGACGCCAAGTTCTGTTTTGTGGTCACATCAATGACCCGAGACAGCTACAAAGAAATCTACAACGATGATCCGACAGACTGGCCCAAGATCATTCACCAGTACGAGTTCGACTGGTCAACGCCTGATATTGTGTTCGTCGCTGAATACTACAAGATTGAGGAAAAGTCCGAGACAATCCGAATATTCCAAGCAATTGACGGAAGTGAGGAACGCTACACCGCAACAGATTTTGTGAACGACGAGACGCTAGAAGAAACCCTGATGGCAATCGGCACTCGCGAGGTGCGCCAAAAGCGTATCAAGCGAATGCGTGTTCGCAAATACATTATGTCGGGCGGCAAGGTTCTTGAAGATGCTGGTTACATTGCTGGCAAGTGCATACCTATAGTTGTTGTTTATGGCAAGCGCTGGTTTGTGGACAACATCGAGCGCTGCATGGGTGCTGTTCGATTGGCAAAAGATGCACAGCGCCTGAAGAATATGCAGCTGTCCAAGCTCGGAGAAATCAGCGCTCTGTCCAGCATCGAAAAGCCCATCATGACCCCCGAACAAGTCGCCGGTCATCAGGTGATGTGGGCAGAGGACAATCTACGGGATTACCCTTACTTGCTGGTCAACCCGATCACCGGGCCGGACGGTAACACGCAAGTATCTGGCCCTGTTGCTTACACCCGCAGCGCAGCAATTCCACCGGCAATGGCAGCACTTTTGCAGATTACCGAGCAGGATATGCAGGACATTCTCGGAAATCCACAGGGCGCTGACAAGATGGTGTCGGGCGTATCTGGCAAAGCGGTTGAGATGATCCAGACCCGCGTGGATATGCAGACGTTTATCTACATGAGCAACTTTGCCAAGGGTATGAAGCGATGTGGTGAGATATGGTTGAGCATGGCAAAAGAAATCTACACCGAGGACAAGCGCAAGATGAAAACGATTGCGCCGACTGGTGAGGCTGGCATGGTCGAGTTGATGCAGCCGATGATCGACCAAGAGACCGGCGCAATGAAAATGGCGAATGACCTGAGCGATGCCACCTTTGACGTTGTGTCGCAAGTCGGCCCATCGTCCAGCAGCAAACGCGCAGCAACTGTCAGGGCGCTTACCGGGATGCTCCAGATCACCCAAGACCCAGAGACACAACAAGTCCTGACCGCGATGGCAATGATGAACATGGAGGGCGAAGGTGTCCAGGATGCGAATGCTTACTTCCGCAAGAAACTACTTCGAATGGGTGTTGTCAAACCTACGGACGACGAAGCGCAAGAACTCATGGCAGAGATGCAGGGCCAGCCGCAAGACCCGAATTCAATCTACCTGCAAGCAGCAGCAGAAGAAGCAACTGCAAAAGCTGCCCAGGCTCGCGCCAACACTGTGAAAACTGTGGCCGATGCAGAACTGAGCCGAGCCAAGACGGTCGAAACACTGAGCAACGTAGACATTGATACGCAAGATCACGCACTGAAACTAGCAGAGCAAATCGGTATCCAGCAGACAGCGGCAACCACGCAGCCGGTTTAATGCGTGAGTTTGAAGGGTGAAAATGGAAGATGAAATCGAGGAAATCAGCGAAATCGTTGACGAGGTTGAGGAAGAGGTAATTGTTACTATTGGCGAAGAAGAGCCGCAGCAGCAAGAAGAACCAGCCCATGCTCCTGAATGGGTGCGTGAACTTCGCAAGACGAACAGAGAACTACAAAGACAGAATCGTGAGCTACAAGGCAGGCTACAGGCCGCACCATCGGAGATAAAACCAGTGGTGATAGGCAATAAGCCAAAGCTGGAGGATCACGACTACGATGCTGAGAAATACGAGGACGCACTAAGTAGCTGGTTTGAGCGCAAGCGCAAAAACGATGACGTTAATGCCCAGCAAGATGCCGAGGTGCAGAACCAAAATCGCGCCTGGCAGTCTAAGCTGGACAGCTACACCAAGGCAAAAGCAGAACTGCGCGTCAAAGACTATGAGGATGCCGAGGCGGTAGCACAGGAACTATTCAGCGTTACCCAACAAGGAGTAATGCTGCAAGGTGCTGATAATCCTGCGCTGGTTATCTATGCGCTCGGCAGGAACCCAAAGAAGGCCAAAGAACTGGCAGAAATCAAAGACCCGGTGAAGTTTGCCTTTGCCGTTGCTAAACTGGAGAAAGATATGAAAGTTACCAATCGAAAGCAAGCACCAGCACCTGAACGTGTCGTTACAGGGACTGCCCGATCATCTGGCGCGGTGGATTCACAACTCGAACGACTGAGGGAAGAAGCAGCCCGAACTGGTAATATGACCAAGGTCATTGCATACAAGCGCCAGAAAAAGGCATAATGCGCTAAACGGGTATCGCTAGCCCAATAAAATAGCAGTTGAATGGCCCCCGCCAGCCCATTGGTGAGTAAGGAAGTGGCAGAAATGCCGTGTTTTTTATTCAATCAATGGAGTTTTTATGAGCAATTCATTCAGCAAGGAAGAGCGCGTAGCGTTCGAGGATATTCTCGAAGGCTTTAACGACGCTCTGGTTCTGTCCCGCAACGTATCTGTCTACAACACTGACGGTTCGATGATGGAACGAACCAACAACGTCATTTATCGTCCGCAGCCCTACATCGCACAAAGTTACGATGGCATGGACCAGACGAACAATTTCACCGCATATACGCAGCTTTCAGTTCCTGCAACGCTCGGCTTTCAGAAGTCTGTGCCGTTCATCTTGG